ATGGCAATTACTGTTTATTCAAAAAGATTTAAAAGAGAACTTGATAAAGAGCAATTAGAAATTTTATATCTAAAAAACTTATCAGACAGCTTTGATGGTTTTCGACGGTTCGTGCATGAAGACGCAGAGTGCCCGATTTGCAATGTTACAGGAGCACACTACGTATCCGAAGGATATTCAAGAATAACCAATAAAAAAGTAAAGCAAGCTCATTTCGCATTTAGAAAGCCGGACGGTACGGATGCACACAAAGTTTTTTGTGACCATTATGCTGGCCCAGATAAAGTTAGAGATTCTGGCAGTGACGTCTTCATTAAGTTTGGAAAGGATGGTTCAGAAGTTACGGTGTTAGTAAGGGAGTTAGTTTGTCGAGGCATTGAACATAAGGTCTTCAACCAGACTGATATCAGAAATATGAGAAAGTGGTTTACTGATCTACGTGAGTCGGGAAGTATTGTTATAAGCTATAGCCCGCACGTTATTAATCTTCTCAGAGCATCATTTTATGGTCGGAGTAGTTCTGGTGAATATGAAGTTGAGGAGGGCATGCAATATGAATCATGGTTTAACATAAATGATGAAGTGTATAAATCATTAAGATATAAATACCCGCTAATCTCCAATATTGACTTAGGTACTGAAGAAAATAACCCACTTATGAGGTTGTACAGTAATACCTTAGCACGTCAGGCGCATCGACTTGTTATCAAGGATAAAGGTGTAAGGATATTTGATAGGAGAGAGCTAAATGATAAGTATGTAGCGGCAATGCACTTATCAACAACTATAACTAGACAGTATGATTTTCTCATGAGGAAGTTTACCACTCCGCTCTCAATAATGAGGAATAATCAATTGCTTGCTGTTTCCGCGCTACTTTTATTTGTATCTGGCTGGGATGAAGAAATAGCTGTGGGGAAATTTAATATGCTCGCTAATGCAAGCAATTCAGTTATCCCCGACGCCGGAAATATTATAGGTATGAACCCTTTTATACATTATGATGCATGGAAAGTAATTCATCGTGTTCAGGACTTGATTGATTCATTACCTAATTTCTCTAATCTTGATGAAGAGTTTCAAGCAGAGAAGCAGCGACTGTCTGAGCTTTATGAATTAAATAAGGATAAGATGTAAAATGAGATTAAGGAAAGTAAAGCCAGACTATAGTATAAATTCTGTAATGCATTTTGTTGAGTATGTTAATGAATGGAAGCTTAAAGGGAATTTTCCAACTGCATTTAGAGGTCAGGCATTTTATGGATGGATAAGTAAACCAAAATTATTCCGTGGTGAAGGCATGATTTATGAGAACGAGAACCGTGCCATCAGGGACATAGTTTCAATTCATCCATCTGATTTCGAATCGGATAGGACAATGTTTGATCGTCTTGTACGTATGCAGCATTTTGGTCTGCCAACAAGGTTAATGGATGTCACACTAAATCCACTTGTGGCGCTCTGGTTTGCAACGGAGAATTATGTATTTACAGGAAATAGTAAAAACATTACTGAGGGGCCGCAGGGTGGAACTGTTACCGCCTATTTTGTTCCGGATTCCAGACAGCGATACTATGACAGCGATCGAGTAAGTTGCATGGCAAATGTGGCTAATTTGAGTGGCGAAAGCAAGGAGGCTCTTTTTGATTTGGCCCGAAAAAGTAGTGATCACCAGACTTTCATTGAAAACAGTAAGAATGCGAGAGAAAGCAATGAATTTGATAAGGATGTACTTGATGAGCTTTATTATCACATAGGTATGGAAAAGCCACATTTCCGGCAATTAATGAAGCCTCAAGATTTATTAAGGCCAATTTACGTTAAACCAAAGTTAAGTAATAAAAGAATAATTGCACAGTCTGGTGCTTTTATGCTTTATGGTTCAAAAACCAATTCGTTGAAATCTACAGAAGAAGTTTTGCCTACAAGAAGTGTGTTCATAGCTGCTGAGCACAAAGAAGCAATACGGGGGCAGCTTGAGCGTTTGGGTATTTATGAAAGTATACTTTTTCCAGAGATTGAGAAGGCGGCGAAATTTATTTCACATAATTATGCGAAAATGAAGCCTGTTGAAGATGAGATGATTTAGTAGATGTTCTATCCATACGGAACATAACCTTTTAGATGTCTGGACACCTTCACTTTCGCAATGTCAGCTTCTGACACTTACGGGACAATTTCATCATGCGCTTGATGGGAAGGGGGGAGAGCCAAAAAAAAGATTTTACAGAAAATCCTTCACACTGTTCACCTGCCATTTTTATTTATACATATCAGGCAATTAAGTAATGAATGATAGGTGCAGGGTGAAGAGTATCATTCATCACCGGTGAACTTCAGACATTAAAATACCGGCTTTCGCCGGTTTTGATAGTCATGCTGCTGCAGGGGCGTCGCATTTTGGCAGCCAGTCGGTGCTGCTTTCTTCCGTCAGGTCAAGATTCGTCTGCATCCCCAGCTTTGTACGTCGCTTCATGTATTGCTGTCCGTACTCCCGCATGATGCTCTCCAGCGACAGGCCGAACATCTTCATGCTGAGCGGATTCTTGTAGCCATTGGCCTCCATATAGGCCAGATAGGCATGATAAAGGTAACGCCTGGGCTGAAGCGGTCTGATACTGGCGTTACCCATATAGAGTGCGTTTGGCTCGGGCGTCGTAAACAGGTAGCCGCAGAAATCCACCATCGGGTCCGCATCGCGCTTGATGCGCATCGCCTCGTCGGAGTTCTGCTGCGACTGAAGCAGCGACCGGGCCTGCTGTGGCTGGCTGAACTGCTGCATCAGCTGGCGCACGATAACGGCCAGCTCACCGCTGATTTTTTCCTTCAGCTGCGGGTCACGCTCGTCTGCCGGGATGATTTCCGGGAAGTGCAGAATAACCCGGCGGCGCGACACGCCCCCGCTGCGGTCGGTGAAGCGCATCGGGTTGTTGTTCACCGCCAGAATCACCGCCGGAATGTGGGTTGAGTAGGCGTCGCGGTACTTCGGGTCAACGGATACCGCATCGCCGCCGGTAATCGCCTTGATGCCCGCGCCGTCGCCGCTCCACTTTTCCTGATCGGGCAGGATAATCAGCGAATACCCAATCACCGCCGCACGTTCGCGCGACGACTCCAGCGTTTCGATGGTCGCGGAGGTGGTGTTGTCCGTTCCGGCCAGCATGGTGGCGATTTCCGCCATGATGCTTTTGCCGCTGCCGCCGGGGCCGGTGACTTCCAGAAACAGCTGCCAGTCGTAGCGGTTCGCCAGCACCATAAACAGCGCGGCCAGAATGATGTCGCGTTTGGCCGGGTCGCGTCCGGCGGCGCGGTCGAGCCACTGCCAGAAGTGTGGCGCGTGGTCTGTCAGCGTTTCTCCCTGAACGGGCTTCGTGTAGTCCACCTCGCTGACCGTGCGCAGCCAGAAGTCTTTGCTGTGCGGGCTGAAGCCGCCGGTGCGGGTGTCCAGTACGCCGTTACGGAATCCAATCAGCCGGCGCGCCGGGTCAGCCTGCTGCGGCAGCATCAGCTTCAGCGTGTCCACCACCCCCGAAATCTTGCCCGCCGAGAACGGCGCGCGCAGGCGCTGAAACAGCTTCGCCACGTCGCGCTCAAACTGCTTCCCGGAAATCACCTTCCACGCGCCGGAACGGTAGCGGGACAGAATTTCCCCGCTGGCGTCCACGGCCAGCGCGCTGCGGTAGTGCTCCGCCACGCGCTCCGCCTTCTCACTGGCGCTCATGGCCGAAAATTCCGCCTCACTCATCACGTCGAACGGACTGGCGGCAGGTGGCGTGGCGGCTTCGGCCAGTGCCCGCCGGGTGCTTTCCTCACCGTGCTGCATGAAGGCGTCATTCCAGTCTCCGAACACCGGCGGCAGGGCCACGGCTGCGCGGCTGGCTTCGGCGGCCTGCTTCGCCTTCGCCTGACCGTCACCGTTCAGGTCGCGGTCGGCGGCAATCAGCAGCGGCAGTGTGGCGTGCTTTTCACGGGCAAGGCCAGCCAGAGAAAGGAGGTTGACGGACGACAGGGCAATCCACACCTCATCCCCGGTCAGGTTGTGCACCGTCAGGCCGGTGGCGTAGCCCTCCGTCAGCCAGATGCGTGCTGCCGGTTTGCCGGTGCTGAGAATGTGGCATGTGCCTTTTACCTGGCCGCCCTTCAGCGTGCGCTTCTCGCCCACTGCGTTAATCAGCTGCACGTTCACCAGCCGGCCGCCCGTATCGTGCAGGGGAACGAGCAGGTCACCGGCACGATAGGCCGTGAGCGCGACTTTCTGCGGCTTCGCCAGCGTCAGGCAGGGCTGCTCCGGCCAGCCTTTGCGGGACAGGTAGGCGTTGCCGGTTGCCTGCTGCGCGCTGCTGACCAGGTGCCGGGCCTGCTTCACGGCGGCGGCGCGTGCGGCTTCGTTATCTTCGCCCGCGCTGGCGGCAGGCGTGCTGTCCACCGGTGGCAGGCAGCCGGTCAGGCCGTTTACCCGCGCAGCGGCTTCGGTCAGGCTCAGTGAGAGGGCCTTTTTCACCAGGTCCAGGCCGTCACCGGCACCGCACTGATTACAAATCCACGTGCCGCGCCCCTCCTGGTCGTCAAAGCGGAAGCGGTCGGTTCCGCCGCATACCGGGCAGGAGGTATGGCGGTTCTTCACAACCTTCACGCCCAGCGCGGGCAGGATGCGGGGCCAGTGGCCCCGCGCGGCTTTTGCCGCGTCTGATACGGTCATTTTCATTCTTCTTTTCACCCTCAGTGCAGCACCGGCGCGTCTTTGAGGCGCCCGCAGAGTTCATCCATCACCACCTGTCCAAGAAAGCTCAGGCACGGAACCGACTTCAGCGGCCCGGCGGCCAGCAGGTCGTCAAGCAGCGCGCAGGCAATTTCCTGACCGCGCTGGCGTCCGTGCTGGCGCAGATAGAAGCCTTCCAGCTCGGTTTCAATGGCGTGTTCAAGGCGCGCCAGCGTCAGGCCGGGATAGCGCCTCTGTTCGCGGCAGACGGTCAGCCAGGCGCAGGCTACCGCGCGGCGGGACAGCGCGGACCGCAGTTCGGGGGAAAGGGTGCGTGTGCTCATGGCTTAACCTCCCCGTTCATCCAGTCGTCCTGACATCGGTTTACCACTCCGTCCAGCTGTTCGGTGATGATGAAAATCAGCGAGTTCAGCTGCGCCTGCTGTGCGGCCAGTGGTTGCTCGTGGCACTCCTGAAGCAGGGTCATGTCGCTGATAAAGCGCCCGGCGTTACGCAGATGCTCAAGGCGTAACAGGTCGGCGTGGGAAATGGTGGCGTGAGTCATGCGCGCACCTCCCGGACCGGCAGGCGGGCGGCAAGGGACAGCACGTAATCGCGGGCCAGCGGCAGGCGGGCGGTGCGTTCGTCAGCGGCAACGGTGCGGAGCATGTGGATACGCTGCTGGCGTTCAGTACGGCGCACGGCGGCAAAGACGAAAACAAACTGAGGGCATGGGGAATTAAGGACGGTAGCCATGATGGCAGTCTCCCTGAAGTAGCGGTTATCGCCACCACCGGAGTTCCTACGCTCACTGGTGGTGACCCGAACGGGGGTAGGAATACCGGCCTTCAAGGAAACCGGCCAGCCCGAAGGCTGCCCCGCCCGGGCCACCATTACACAGACGGCACAACGGATACAGAACCGTTGGCCGAGTAACGGGTGCACAGAGGCAAAGACACAAAAAAAGACGCATGGCGCGTCTGGTGTCGCCTTGAAGTAACTCGGGTTCCTACGCCCGGCTGCCGATTTTGCGACAGCAGAAAGACTGTACCAGGGAATGGCCCCGGCGCGCAAGCCGGGGAACAAAGGAAAATGCAGCATGACGGTAAATCTCAACAGTTGGTGAAAATCATGCTGCGCGTTCCTGACCGCGTGCAGCTATGCGTGCATTCATCCAGGCGCTGACTTCGCTGGCAAGCCACGCTACGTTCTTGCCGCCAAGCGACACCTGTGTTGGGAAAGCACTGCGGCTGATGAGGTCGTAAATGGTTGAGCGTGACAAGCCGCAGACGTGGATCACTTCCGGAAGGCGCATAAACCGCTCCTGGGCCGGGAATGAAACCGGCATGACAGGGGGCGTCGGGGCGGATGAATGAGCGTTTGAAGTCGTGTGCATGAGCTACCTCTTATGTGTCCTTTAAGCGCCGCACAGATGTGTACGGCATCGGGTAGCTCTTTATTTTGCGAATATTTTTGCCGGTGACAACAACAGAAATCTGCCTGACCGGCCACATAAAAACCACACAAAAAATGCGTGTACGTGAATAGTACCAGACTGCACCAAAAAGTACTGATAAGGTTTTATCCAATAATTTTAGGTCCAATATAAGAAAGCCTTTAAAACCAATCGTTCTAAAGAATTAATAAGGCCAAAATCCTGCTGATGAACGATGGTGAACAGAGGGTGAAGGATTACTTTTTTACTCTTCACCTCTTAATTAACTGTATTTATTATTTTTTTCTCTCTGGTGAAGAATAGTGAATGATTTATATAAAACTGAAAGTTGATAGCAGGCTTCAGTGAGACCTTTTCCTGGCTCGCCAGAAGTAATGCTTTTGTCTGGTCCGTCATACAACGCCCTCCGGTAGAAGCCGCTGTGCCAGACCCGGCACAATTGACTTACTGAAACCAGCCGACAGGAAACGAGATGGCACTGAAATGTCCCGAATGTGGTCAGGTGGCCTACACCCGCACTAGCGCCTATGAAGCGCCCTCCGTAAAGCGTACCTGGTACCAGTGCCAGAACCTCGACTGCTCCTGCACGTTCACCGCGCTGGAGAGCGTCGAGAAAATCATCATGAAGCCGCACAGGCCCGCAGCGGCAGAGCCGGAACCGCAGAATGACGTGCCGGTTCGCCAGCCGCAGACGCTGGGCCGCTATGGTTCAGCCAGCGCCCGCAAAGACCGCCACGCACAGCCCTGACAGAAAGGAAAACAACATGACACAGCAGCAGATGACCGACGAACAGATTCAGGCCGCCGGCGACCGTATCGGCACGGCGCAGGCCAGAGCACAGCGTCCACTCAAGGAAGCCGGATGGCTCCTGCGGTTACCCGAGGCCGACGTTATCAGCCACACCACTGAGCTGGTAAAAGGGCTGTCCTCTGATTGGCGGCTGCGTATCGAAGACCTCAATACAAAGATGCTGGCCTGGCTGGAGGCAAGACAGGCCGAAAACGCCGCCACTGAAAATCTCAGTGAGCTGCGCCAGCGTAAGGCCGAAATGGAGCAGGTAAGCCAGGATAACCGGGCACGCTTCCGTGAACTGCTGGGACAGAATGGCGGCAGCGTCACGCCGGAGATGAAGGCGCTGCGCGCGGAGTATCTGGAGCAGCAGGAAACGGCATCAGACCTTGCCGGGCTGATTGCAGAAAAGGAAAAGCAGCTGCCGGTGCTGGCAGACGTAACCGGGCGCAAGGCTAACGCTTACGTATTCTGTCATGAGGGCATCACGGATGAGCGCATTGATATGCTGATTGATGACTTCTTTATCATTCACGGCGCAGAGCTGAGCAGTCTGCTCAGGATGAAATACAGCCAGTTTGAACGGAATGGCTCAACGCATGCACCGGGCGTTATCGAAGGCGCGAACGATGCCGACACGCTGTACCGCGTATATGTCCAGAACCTCATTAAGCGATGGACGAGCGTAAATCAGCCGCTGATGTTCCGTGATGACTTGCTGAGCGTGAGCGGTGCGCATCCTTTCCGTGGAGCAAGAACCGACCGCCGCAAGCGTAAAATTTTCTGA